CGGGCGAGATCTTGGTCGAGGACCTGTAGCCAGGCTGCCCCCTCGGGGGCTTGATCGAAGCCCCGCCGGAGAGCGGGGGCAGAAGGAGATACGAAGATGCCAAGCCCCGGTGACATGCACGTCAACGCACCGCTCACCAATATTTCGGTGGCCCACCTGCAGAAGCTAGACAAATTCGTTACAGCACAGGTGTTCCCGCTGGTGCCTGTCCAGAAGCAGTCCGACCGGTATTTCACATACGACAAGGGAGACCTGCTCCGAACCGAGGCCGAGCGTCGAGCCCCGGCGACCGAGTCGGCGGGCGTGGACTACGACATCGACAACACGCCGACGTACAGCTGCGACAAGTACGCGCTGCACATCGACGTGGACGAGGACCAGGTGTCCAACGCCGACGCCCCGCTCAGCCCGATGCGCGACGCGGCCCGCATCCTGACGCAGAAGCTGCTGATCAAGCGCGATCTGCTCTTCGCGGCGAGCTACTTCGTGCCCGGCGTGTGGGACACGGATTGGGACGGCGTGGCAGGTGCCCCAGGTGTGAACGAGTTCAAACGGTGGGACGTGGCGGACAGCCACCCACTCGTCGATGTCGATAACGCCAAAGAGGCAATGGCGGCGAGCTGTGGTGAGGAATCCAACATCATGGTCATGGGAAAGGCGGTGTTCAACGTTGTCAAGAACCACGCCGACATCATCGACCGGATCAAGTACACCCAGCGCGACGTGGTCACCCCCGAGCTGCTCGCGGCCCTGTTCGGCGTGGACAAGGTGATCGTCCCCGGCGGGATCTACAACTCGTCGGTGAAGGGGCAGACGGCGTCGCTCGCTCGAATCTTCGGGAAGCACTGCCTTCTGGCCTTCAAGCAGCCCAACCCCGCGCTGATGGCCCCCTCGGCTGGCTACGTGTTCAGCTGGGCCGGCCTGCTCGGCGCTGGCAACGAGGGGTTGCGGACCAAGACGATCCCGGTGCCTTTGAGGAACGCGACTCGCGTCGAGAACGAGATGGCGTACGACATGAAGGTCGTCGCAAGCGACTGCGGCGCGTTCCTCGAGACCTGCGTTGCGTAAGCTGCTGTCATGGTGAGGCTCGTCGATGACTTGGACGTACAGCGGGAATCCCGGGGCGAGTGACCGAGACGCTGTGCGTTTCGCTATCGGCGACACGGACACCAACGACCAGCAACTGACCAACGAAGAGATTGCATACCTCCTGACTGTAGCTGGCAGCGTCGTGGCTGCCAGCTGCAGCGCCATCCGAAAACTGATTGCCAAGTACGTCCGACTCGTCGACCAGACGACCGGCCAGATCTCGATCACGTACTCCCAGCGGGCCAGTCAATACCGCGCTCTGCTGTCCGACATCCAGGATGACGGCCCCGTCGCTGCCTATGCCGGCGGCATCTCCATCAGCGACAAGGAGAGCGTCGAGAGCGACACCGATCGCGACCCACCAGCGTTCCATCGGGGGCTGACTGATAATCCAGGAAGCAAGTACAGCCTGACGGGGAAGGACTGATCGTGGGTCGCACGACGGACAAGGACCTCGGCCGGAAGGCACTCCTGATCCATTTGTCCCAGGCTCGCCACGCGTACGCCGACGTGGGCCTGTTCGAGGGGGAGGGCCACGAGGGGACTGAGCTATCTCTCGCCGAAATTGGAGCAGTGCATGAGTTCGGGACGCGCGACGGACGCATCCCTGAGCGGTCATGGCTGCGCAGGAATCACGACGAGCACCATGTGCGCTACGCCAAGATGCTCGACGCCGCGTTCAGTAAGATCTTGACCGGCGCGACAGATGTCGTCTCCGCTCTGACCGCATTCGCCGAGAAGGTGGCGTCGGATGCTCGACGGACCTTGACGCAGGTCCGCGAGCCACCGCTCGCTGCCTCGACGATCAGGGCCAAGGGCGGAAAGACCAATCCGCTGATCGACACCGGGGCTCTGCGGGCGGGCATCCGTGGCCGGGTGACCCTCGCTGGCCGGAAGGTATCCGACTGATGCAGACCCCCCCGGGCATGTTCACCGGCATGACGGCCCTGCGGTCCGCCGCAGGAGTCTACACGTCTGGGAAGTGGGTTCCGGGCGCGGAATCCACGATCGACCTCGTCGGAAGCGCCCAGCCGGCGACACCGAACGAGCTTCTACAGCTCCCAGAGGGCGACCGGACGAGGGCAACCATCGCCGTTTGGACCAACACGGCCCTGTACACCGCCAATGAGGGTACGGCGACCCCGCCTGACCGGATTGTCTGGGCTGGAGAGCAGTGGGAGGTGCAGAAGGTCAATCAGTGGGACCTCGGGCTTGCCCACTGCCACGTCCTTGCGACGAGGGTTGAGCGATGATCACCAAGGCGACCATCGAGGCCGCTGCGCGGGCGTGGGTTCTCGCATCGTCTGGGCTCGCCACAGGGAAGGTGATCTTTGCCAACCAGGATGGCCCGCGACCGGCTCCGCCGTACATGACGGTGCAAGTTATGGGCCCAAGGTCCGTCGGCATGGAGGACCCACGGGCGATCAGCTCCCTCGGCGTGCAGACGATCTACGGCGACAGGGAGGTCTCGGTCAGCGTTCAGGCATTCGGGACTGGCGCTGTGGACCTGGCCCGGTCGTCCGCGCAGGCACTGGCAACCGAGACCACGCGGGCGCAGCTCATCGCGGCGGGTTGCGGCCCGAGAGGGGCCGGGGTCCCCGAGGTGAAGGACTTGACCGGGCTCCTCGAAACGAGAAGCGAGGAGCGGGCACAGTTCGACGCGACCCTCGCGTTCACCGACACGTACACCGACAACGTTGGGCTCATCGAACACATCATCGGCGAGGGTACTTTCAGGAACCCGCCGCATGACGACATCGTCGTGCCGTTCGCGGCAGACAAGAGTTAGGAGGGCTTCATGTCCCTGAATGATCTGATCAACGTCACCATCAGCCGCGAAACAACGTCGGTGACGCGCCTCGGGTTCGGCTACGGGCTGATCCTTGGCGTGCACTGCAAGACGCAGAACCGCGTCGACTGGTACACGAAGAGCAGTTGGTCGACTGCGATGCTGGCCGACGGGTATCTGTCGACCGACGCGATCTACCTCGCCGTTCAGGCGTATTTCGCGCAGTCGCCGTGCCCAACCAAGGTCGCTGTGGGTCGAGTGCAGTCCGACCAGATCACGGTCTCCATCGACACCGTGACCGACCTCGCCGAGTACGGGATCACGATCAAGTGCGGAACGGCGGGAACTGCCCACAAGTACACGGCCGATGGAACGGCGACCCAAACCGAGATCGCCGACGGGCTCGTGGCGCTGATCAACGCCGGGGCCGAGGCAGCGTTTGTCACGGCGAGTAACGTTGGAAACGATGTCAGGATCGTGCTCGATGGGGCAACTCCGATGGTGATCACCCTCGCCGAGGGTGCAACGCTGATGACGATCGGAGACCCTGCAGGAACCATCGAGGACCTTGACACGGCGCTGGCTGCGATCGTGCTCGACGACAACGACTGGTATGCCATCGCTCCAGTCTCCAGAACCGCCGCCCAGCAGCTCCTCGCAGCCGCCTGGGTCGAGTCCAACGACAAGCTGATGATCATCGCGTCGGCGGACGCCAACATCGTCAATCAGACGGCGGGCGCTGATGCGACGAGCATCGCCCATTCGATCGCGGCGGCGAGCTACGTCCGATCGGCGGTGATCTACAACGCGCTGGCTGCGTCGAGCTACCCGGACGCAGCGTGGCTGGGGCGCTGTCTGCCGAAGAACGCCGGAAGCATCACCTGGGCGTTCAAGACCCTGACGGGGATCACCGCCGACAGCCTCACGGCGACACAACGAACCAACGCGCTGGCGAAGTACGCCAACGTGTACGAGACCGTCGCGGGCGTCTCGATCACGCAGATGGGGACGACGGGCGGGAACGAGTACATCGACATCACGCGCGGCATCGACTCGTTGCGCGCCGAGATGCAGGAGAACATCTACGCCCGGCTGGTCAACCAGGACAAGATCCCCTTCACCGACAAGGGGATCGCGTCGATCGAGGCACTGGTCCGGAAGTCCCTGGAGGACAGGATCGGCAACCCGTACAACTTCATCGCGTCGATCACGTCGATCACGTCCCCGCTCGCGGCCAACGTCTCGGCCGTGAACAAGGCCGCTCGCACCCTACCCGCCCTGGAGTTCGTCGCAGTCCTGGCCGGGGCAATCCACGAGATCGAGATCTCTGGCGTCGTGACCGTGTAACCACAGGAGAGAGCAACATGGCAACGCAGACCTACATCCCCGCCGAGGTGGCCGTGTCCATCGGCGGAAACGTGATCGGCGGGTACGCCGATGGGACATTCATCTCCGTCGAGCGCGAGACCGACGCCTACACGAAGCACGTCGGCGCGGACGGGGAGGTGAGCCGGACGGCGAACGCGAACCGAAGCGGGACGCTGACCCTGACGCTCAAGCAGACGGCGAGTTCAAACCTTGTTCTGGGAGCCTACGCCAACCAGGACGAGGCGAGCCATGACGCTGTGTTCGACGTGCTCATCTCCGACAACCTCGGCAACAAGCTTTTCGCGTCCGAGGGCTGGATCAAGAAGGTGCCGAACCAGGAGTACGGCGACGAGCAGGCCAACCGGGAGTGGGCGATCGACCTGGCGACCGTCATCCAGGAATGGCCGTCGGCGTAGGTGACCCATGAGACATGACCACGAGCGCGAGATCGACGGGCAGACCTGGAAAACGAACGAGTTCCCGGCAACAGTTGGGCTGCGCCTGTTCGTCGGTCTCGCGAAGCTGCTCGGGGGGCCGGTGGGCAAGGCCGTTGCAGCCTTGCGCGGGGACGGGCTTGACGCGGGGGTGGGGGTTCTCGGGGACGCGTTGGAGTCTCTGACCGGCCGGCTCGACGAAGAGCAGGTGCTGACCCTCGCCAAGCGGTTGCTCGCGAACACCACTGTGATCGACGAGGGCGGGAAGCTGAGGGACGCTGCGGGCCAGTTCGACCTGCTGTTTCAGGGGCGATACCTGACGCTGTTCAAGGTGCTGTGGTTCGTCGTGGAGGCGAATTTCAAGATCCCTTTGAGCGGGTTTCTCGCGGCGGGGGCATCGCAGGTCAACGCCGACGAGACAGGAAAGCAGTAGACCCCCGTGTGGTGCTCGGCGGGGCCAACGGGTCAGACATCTCGGAGGAATGGCTGGTGTGGAGGTTGGTCCTATCGCGCATTTCAACGCTGACCGAGCTGGACAGCTCGTGGTCTCTCGATGACCTGATCCGCGCCAACCTTGCCCTCACCCTTCAAGAGTACGCCTCTGGAGGCGAGGAGTAGCCCATGGCCGGGTCACTCACCATTCGCGAGTTGATCACCCGCTACGCGTTCAAAACAGACACGACGCCGATCGCCAAGCTCGATGCGGCAGTCGCAGGGCTCAAGACTCGCATCGGGAACGTCGACAGCAAGATCATCGGGGCGTTCACGAGCATCGCGAAGTACACAGCCGTCGGGGCTGCAGGGTTTGCCGCAGCGGCGGTCAAGCTTGCTTCCAGTGCGGGAGAGTCGGAGGACATGTTCCAGGCGGTATTCAAGGACATGGCTGGAACCACGCGAGCATGGTCCGACGATCTCGCGAAGTCGATGGGGCGCAACAGCTACAAGATCCGCGAGTTCGCCGCAAACCTGCAGGACACGTTTGTCCCTCTCGGGTTCAGTCGCGAGACCGCTGCAGAGCTGTCAAAAAACCTGGTTGAGCTTGGCATGGACGTGGCGTCGTTCAAGGACAGGAGCGAGCCCGAGGTGATCCACGCATTCACCAGCGCCCTCGTCGGAAACTCGGAGGCTGTCAAGGGGCTGGGCCTTGCGTATACCGAAGAGGATCTGAAGGCCAAGATTAAAGAGCTGTCAGGCTCGATGGCCGGCTTCAGCAAGATGGGGATGCAGCAGCAGAAGATGCTGGGCAGGTACTATCTCCTACTTCAGCGCTCTGGTGACGCGCATGGCAATGTAACACAGACTGCCGGAAGCTTTGCCAACATGGTCAAGCGGCTGAAGGCCCGCATCGAGGAGGTGACCGTCAAGATCGGCATGAAGCTGCTACCCGTCGTTGGCCAATGGATCGCGATGGCAACGAAGTGGATCGACGCGAACGAGGAGCTGATCAAGCAGAAGGTCGGCGAAGCCCTGGAGGGCATGGTCTCTGTGCTGAAGGTCATCGCCAAGGTCGTGGCGTGGCTCGTCGTGAACTGGAAGGTCGTCGTGGCCGTGGTCTCCGTGTTCGTCGGGGGCCGAATCCTGTTCGGCATAGCGTCGATGGCGAAGAACCTGTGGGGGATCGTCGGAGCCCTGAAAGGAGTCCTCGGCGCTGGGCAGGCGGCAGCGTCCGGGATCAATGCGGCTGGTGGAGCTGCGTCAACAGCAACCGGAGGCATCGGGGGGCTTTTGGCCAAGGTGGGCGCGGCAGCGATGGCGTTCAAGGTCGGGTGGGACATCGGGACTAAGATAGACGAGTGGACCGGGGCGTCAGAAAAGTGGGCAGAGGCGATGATGGGCCCGCTCCGCGCCGCGTCGAAGGCCAAGCTGTTGGTCTACCAGCAGACCGAGGGGTACAAGCGTCTCGTTGAACAGGCGCAGATGTACAAGGACCTCGCTGCGAAGGGGATCAAGTCGGTCGGCGTGGAGGGCGGGGGCCGGATGGAGCTGACCCAGGAGAACATCCAGAAGCGACTCGCTGCGCTCGCCGGGAAGCTCGGAATGTCCCCGGATGCGGCAAAGAGCGTTCTGCCTGGGCTGACGTCAGGTCCGACAGCACCTGGTACTCCGAATGGCAGCAAGGCGGTAACGGTTGCACCGGCGCAGATCACGGTCAATGTCCCGCCTGGCACCCCCGCCTCGCTCGCCCAGAGGGTCGCTGGTGCGGCCGGCGATGCAACAACCCGGTCGATGCGCAACGCACTGGGAGACGTGACCCGATGAACAACGTTCCCCTGATCAGTCTGATCGTCACCGAACCGCTCTACACCGGGATGGAGGACGTGATCACCGAGATTCCGCTAGACGCGCGCCTGAGCAGCTCGTACCGCTTCAGCGCCCAGGTGACAGAGTTCCCTGTCGAGTCTGGGGCGAAGATCACGGACCACGTACACCTTGACCCCGAGGAGGTAACACTAGACGGGCTCGTGTCGGACACACCGATCATGGAGATCCCCGCAACCCTGCGCCTGCGTGGCGACAACGAAGAGACGGCCAGCGGATCGCGCACACAGTCGGCTTTCGACGCGCTCCACACGGTATGGAAAAAACGGCTCCTTCTTACCGCCGTGACGGAGTACCAGGTGTACGAAGACATGATCCTCGAATCGTTCGAGGTCCCCAGGTCCACCGAC